GAGCTGCTAAGGCTGCTAAATTTCTAGGTGTATCGGGTGCTTCAATAATTCACGTTTCGCAATTTGTGTAATGCACCCCGAAATAAACAAACTTGGACTAGGAACGGCAGGGTCAATACTTGCTGTATCTTTTCAGGGTGTTAGCGAGGGAATGTCTATTGTCGCTTCGGTGTGTACTATTGCGTACATGGGTCTTTGGGTATATAAAACAGTAATAGAATTAAGAAAACGATGAGTGGTGAATTGGTGGCAATGCTTGGAGGTGGAGTCACGGGATTTGTAATGAAACTAATCTCGGCTCAAATGAACATCCAAGCGAATGCCATCAAGTCCATGATTCAAAAGCAAGATGCTTCAGATGCTTCAGCAGACAGAGCAGCACAAAGATCCGACGAAGGGGGAGCGTGGGTCAGAAAACTCATCGCTATGTGCATCTTGTTTTCAGTGGTATTTGCTCCCTTCATCATGGCGTTCTTCGACATACCAGTAACGGTAGAGGCAAATAAACTGGGTATATTTAAATTTTTAGGAATAGGAGCAGACAAATGGAAACACCTAGAGGGCTTTGTGTTATTGCCTGAAGTTCGGCAGGGAATGCTGGCTTTACTAGGTTTTTACTTCGGAAGCTCACAAGTTAAATAATAGATAAAAATATGAACTACGGAAAACGCAAACCATGTCCAATGGGCAAGAGCAAGGGTAAAGGCAAAGGAAAGAAATACTAGTTATGGCGATGTCAGTAAAACACTATCTTAAAAGTGGCAAAGAGCATAAGGGAGGTCTTCACAAGATGACTAACGGCAAACTGCATTCTGGCAAAACCCATACTTCTTCCTCTAAGCCATTGTTTCATTACGGAGAACTTTCTAAAACATCTCAGAACAAAGCCAGAAAATCCTGGAACGTATAATGCCTTTTAGTAAATATAGTCCAGCCCAACGGAGGCTTGCCTCTGTTGCTCCACCTCGAAAAAAGATTACAGGTGCTGATTTCAAAGCACTTAAGCGGTCTAAGAAACGTAAATAACATGCCTAAAGACGCTTGCTACAAAAAGGTAAAAGCCAGGTACAGGGTATTTCCGTCCGCGTACGCAAGTGGAGCTATAGCCAAATGCCGCAAGGTAGGTGCTGCCAATTGGGGTAAGCGTAAAAAGACAAAGTAATGGCTGTACGGAAGACAAAGGAAGGTGCTAATCTTAAGAGGTGGTTTAGAGAAAAGTGGGTAGATGTACGCACTAATAAACCTTGTGGCCGTCGTGCAGGAGAAAAAAGAGGAACACCATACTGTAGACCTTCTAATCGCGTTAGTAGCAAGACTCCTGTAACTAAAGGGGAAATGACAACATCTCAAAAACGATCAAGGATAGCCCAGAAGAAAAGACTAGGACAACCAGCAGGTAAACCTCAAAGAGTAAAGGCAGTACGACGTGGCAATAAATAAGAAAAACATGAAGTGTAACGTACCTCGGAGAGAAATCTCTGGGGGAAAGAAGTCTGTTGTGAAAGCCTGTCAGGGCGGAGAAGAAAAGATAGTACGCTTCGGGGATTCTAAAATGAGCATCAAAAAAAACAATCCAGCACGAAGGAAGAGCTATTGTGCTAGGTCAGGTGGGATCAAAGGTACTAAAAACAAGCTATCCGCAAACTACTGGAGTAGGAGAGCTTGGAATTGCTAAATGGCTAGATACGACAGATACGGTAAACAAGATGACCGAATAGCTGAAGAACTCGATACTGGATTTACGGGGTTCAATAATCGCTTGCGTCCAGACCAGTTGCCTACAGGCGTATTGACAGAATCAAACAACGGTAGACTAGGACTCAACGGAGAGTGGCAAACGCGAAAGCCCGTTAAGTTCTTAGCAGCTCCATTCCAGCCAGCTCCACTCAAAGCGGGTTCTGTTAGGTTACACAACAATGCTTGGCCTTCTATTACAGGAACTCCCTCTATTAGCAGCAGTACAGTAACAATATCTTTTGCTTCAGATGCATTTCCTTACGAAGGTCAAGCGGCTGCAAATTGGGTTGGCCAAGTAGTGAACCTTACTGGATTTGCGGGAACCAATGCAGCAGGTGCTGTCATCCCAATAGACGGGAACTACGCTATAGCGTCTGCTCCAACCAATGACAGAATCACAGTGGTCATAACTGGACTTGCGAATATATCTACAGTGGGTACAGCGAGGGGTCCACACTTGGACGACACCGCTATCAATGAAATTGAAGATGCGATAGAATACAGCGATCCAAATAACAATTCGGAAAGTTATGTACTGTGCGTAGGAACCAATAAGGCATCTATAGTAAAAACATCAGATAGTTCCACCTTAGATATAGACTACCCCATTGGTATAAATGCAGTGGGAGGACAGGCGCTACAAGCATTCAATAAGGTATTTATCTTCAGAGACGGTAAAGTGGCTTTAGAATGGGATGGTGACATATCTGGAGATCCTGATTTCACTAGAGTGGCAAACGGATCTTTCACAGAACCTGCTGACATCATAGTACCTGCTGGCAGTTTTCAGATAGTGAACCAGCTAGCAACGGTAGTATCTGAAACTGGATCACTCAGCCAAGGTACGTCTATATTTATAAAAAACGGGGTAAATGCAAGCATTGTAGACCCTGATGAAACTGGGTACGACATCAGTGGGTCTGGACTAAGACAGGCTGTTCCAAGAGATGAGCCTCCTGGAAGCTTTGATTTTGAGTTATTCGTAAAAGAAGTTTTTGTTACAGATACTAGTCCTTTAAGCATAAGCACAACTAGCCTTAGTACAACATCTGGAACAGGGTCTTTTACTGGGTACAACAAAGCCACGTTCACTACGTCATCAGGACACGAGCTAAAGGTTGGAGACCCTATCAGTATAGCGAACTACCATCCATCTGTTGATGGGAACAGGATCGTAGCTGAGATAGGTAGCACCACAACATTCTCAATTTATATATCTGGAACATTAAGCAGCCAAGCTGCTAGCGGATCTCCCACTGTAGGACTTAAAAAAGGTTTTACGTTCTCAGTACCTGCTGAATGTACAGATGGAAGCAAGACGTCAAAAGATACACTATTAGCTACTCCAACTTTCTTAGAAAAAGCATCAGAAGGTTCTGGATTTATTCATATGCCAGCTCCTCCATTTGGAGCATACCATCAAAGAAGAATAGTAGTTCCGTTCAGGTACTCTATGGATGAGGGTACTAGCGGTACAACAATTACTGATAGAAATATACATGATGAGCTTTTATTCTCTCAGTTCTTAGATAGCGATACTTATGATTTTATGTTTGGTCAATTTAGGCTGAACGCAGGAACTTCTGATTTTATCGTAGGTCTGCACTCGTTTTCTGAAGATAAGCTGGTTGTTTTTAACCGAAGTAGTATACATTTAATTAGCAATAGCCTAGTGTTGAAGCATTCTAGAAGTACTCTAATAACAGATGAAGTGGGATGCCTGGCTAAAAAAAGTATAATTCAAGTAGCTAACAATCTTATATTCTTGTCCGACAATGGTATTTATGGTGTAGACTTCCAAGATCTGTACAACCTTCGTGGCAGAGATTTACCTCTTTCAGCAACTATTGAAGCAACTATTGAAGACATAAACAAAGATTATGCAGAGAATGCTGTAGCTGTATATTTCGATAACAGATATTTTATAGCTGTACCAACTGGAAGTTCAACAACGAACAACAAGCTTCTAATTTACAATTTTATAAACAAAAGTTGGGAGTCCGTAGATTCCGTAAACGATACTGCCTGGGACTTTACTCACCTAACCGTGGCTGGGAAAGGCCAAAATCGAGGAGTGTACGCAACTAATAGAACAGGAGGTGTACATAAGATCGAGGGAGGATCTGGAGGAAATGACACATACACCGTACAGGTGGGATCTGCTTCTAAATCAGAAAGAGTTGTTTCCTCGGCCACCACGAGAATGTACACACTTCAATCTATAGATAGAAAAAAGTGGAACAATTTTGAGTTGCACATTGAGTCTGAGGCATCACTTCCCAGCAATGCAAACATGTCTGCGGAAACAGAAAACGTAGACAGTAATATAGACCTTGGTACACTGGCAAGTTTTAACAACGGAAGCCAATTAGCGGCAGGAGAAGACTATTCAATTAGAGGAAGAATTGGAAATAAAAGAGCGTACGGATTACAATTTACATTAGATACCACTTTAGGAAGACCAAAGTTTAGATCTTTGAAGGTGGCAGGAGCTACAACATTTAGAAACTCAGGAACAGCAGAATAATGGCTATATTAAGCAAAGGAACAACTTACGCCGATGGCGGTCAAATAACATCAACGAACCTAAATGCACTTGTTGATAGTGCTACGTTCGCGACTGGAGCAGTAGCGGGTAACGGGGTAGAGCTTAACGGAAGTGGCCAGCTAGAAGTCCGTGGTAACATAGACATCGGAACATCTAATCTGACAGCTACAGGTACTATTAGCCTGGGTGCTACATCTGCAACAACCCTTAATACGAATGGGGTTGTTAATTTAAATCTTACTACTGATTCAACCAGCTCAACTTCAGGTGCTTTGATCATTGACGGTGGGGTTGGTGTAGCTAAAAAGTTGTTTGTAGGTACAGACTTAGACGTTGATGGAACCACAAACCTTGATGCTGTTGATATTGATGGTGCTGT